TCAGAGCTCCACCGCCTCCGCGATGGCGAGCGCATCTTCGAGTTCGACGCCGAGGTAGCGCACCGTGCTATCCATCTTCGTATGGCCGAGCAGTAGCTGCACCGCGCGGAGGTTGCCGGTTTTGCGATATATCTGCGTAACCTTGGTCCGCCGCATGGAGTGCGTGCCGTAAGCGCTTGGCTCGAGACCGATCGAGGTCACCCAGTCCCGCACGAGGCGGGCGTATTGCCTTGTCGAAATATGCCGACGTTCGTGAAAGCGTCCCGGCCAGAGATGCTCCGACCCGACCATCAGCGGAGCCTTGAGCCAAGTCGCGATGGCTTTTCGCGTCCCCTCGGTGATCTCGAAGCTAACCGGCCTCCGGGTTTTACTCTGGACAATCGAAGCGCGGTGCTTGACCTGTCCGGCCGCATAGACGTCAGCGACCTTCAGCTTCACCAGGTCGCATCCGCGCAACTTGCTGTCGATGGCGAGGTTGAAGAGCGCCAGTTCGCGAGTCCGCTGGGCGATCTCGAGGCGGACCCGGATCGCCCATACATGTTTCGGTTGGAGCGGACGCTTCTGGCCGACGAGGCGGCCCTTGTTCCAAGCGGGACGGCGGGCGCGGATGGCTGGCAGGTTTGTAATCGGCATGGTGGTTCCTCCGATCCACCACGCCCGCCACGTCTTCAGCATCAAGCCGACGGCCGAACATACCAAATTTGCCGCGCTGCGGTGCGATCAGGGCAGGCCGAACCTGCCGCACCGCCGCGTGACTGCTTTGAGCCCAATTTGACCGATGCTGCGTGATGCGCGAATGGCGGTTTTTTTTGATGCTGGCCAAAACTTCGGCCAGCAAACGTCACTGCGTATTAGCCAACCACATTGTGGTCCGTGCCATATGGAAAGCCCGTGATATTCTCATTCCCGTCTTCGGTAATTATAAGGAGGTCGTGTTCCCTATAGACGCTATCTTTCGGTCAGCTCCGCCGATGGTTATCGCTTCCTTATTTTTGGATGGGCGCGTGAATGACGCAATGGAAACACGCCTCGCAGAGCCTCAGCAAGCGACCGGTTCGGTTGGTAGGCTTTTCGGAGCATTGGGGGTTGCGAGCTATGCAAATTAAGCACTGTTTGAATAAACTAGAGAGCGACAATCCGGGGCCAAACAACCCGCCAGTGTCGCTTGTACAATAACGCGTTTCTGAACCTTAAAACGCCGGGCCGAGGTCGCTAGGGGCCCACTTGTCAGTCGCCAGCAAGGAGATCTGACACATTCGTGCCCTTCAGACCGAATACAAGGTCAAGGCTGACGCCCTGACAGATCATGGCGTCCTCGCCGGACCATGCCATTGGTATCACTACGTCCACCGGGTTCAGATCAACAGGGGCAAACGGCTGGACGTCGGGATAGGTGCGGATTTCGGCGTTTGGAACAGGCTCGGCCTCGCGAACCGACGCAAGGATCCCCTTGCATTTTGGTATTCTCTCGGAGCCGCCTGTGTCGCCCGCCGGTTCGTAAGAGAGTCCGAACTGGACAGCGCAGATATCCTGTTTGTCGACAGCCACGAAACCCGGCCGGCATTCCCAACCTTCGAACACACCACCAAGCGAGATACCCGGGCCGCCTGATTGGGTTACATATTTTGGCGCAGCGAATGCATTGGGGCCATATTTATAGCGGCAGTAGGCTTGGGGATCTGCAGTAGACGTGCCCTCGAAGGCGCAGAGGTAGGTTTTCTTCAACTCATTGAATTTTGCAAAACGCCCTTGTCCAAACTGTTCCTCGCAAACCTTTCTCATGTCCAACTGCTTGCTGCCAGACGATATGCTGCACAAGACGTCGGGGCCCGGAGAGGATACGGTCGCCCCGTTCCCCAGCAAGTCGATGCACGCTTTGTTCAGGTCCGGCACCTCGACCTTCCTTAGACCACCAAGGATCACGTTGAGCAACGTTCCTCCAAGGCCGGTGTCACCAGGTTGGCTTGGCTGGTATTCCACAAAGACCTGGCTGATGAATTGCGCCGCGCCAGCGGTGAGGGTGCCGTCCTTGTCAGTCAGCGGGATCGGAACGGCGGGCATGGTTGTCCATGGCTCGGCATAGGTGGTGGGCAGTTCGGGATCGTCCGCGACCGGGGTTTTGAGATACCCGACAACGGGGATGCCTGACGTGCAGCAACCCGCGGGTGTGGTGGTCGCGTTCGGTGAGCCGCTGGAAATGGCCTTGTCCCCGCACAGCAGATACGGCCCCTTGCTTGGGCTGGACTGGGTTTCGGAAAACTCAACGAACTTGATGAAAGGTGTATCCAAACCGTCATGCTTGGCGAAGGCCCTCTTGTGAACCTCTTCACCAATCCGGTTTCGCAATGCCACGAACACCTCGGGATCTGCCTTGAAAAGGTCCGAAAAGAAGGGCGGTGCAATCAGATCCGACACGGGCCTCAGGTCTGCAAAGATCGGTTTGCTCGGATCTCCGGTCGGGATACCTTCATTGCAGCCGTCACCCCCGTAGCACTCGGCCTCAACAGTCATCAACTTATTGAGTTCGCTGACTTTGTTGGACGTTTCTGAATCGTCTTTGACGTTGCTACACATCTTGGCCTGTACAAGCGACCCTTTGTATCCGGCGCACAGGCCAATGGCGAGATTCAGCCCTTTTTTGCGCGTCGTCACGATCTGGGATTCGTCCAACGAATACCGCCTGAAGCCCCGTGCGCCATAAGTGATTGCGTTGGAGTAATGCGTACCCCAAGTGTCAAAAAACAGTTCGAGGCGTTGCTCGAACGTGGCGGCGTCCTCCCCCTCTTGAAGAGCCAGGAACAGATCGTTCACGTCCGACACAAAGGGGTCACTCATCTTGGCAAACTGGCGGTTGAGCACGAGGCTGAATTTCCGCTCTGTGTACTGAGCTTCGAATCGGACTGTTTGTTTGTCGGAGCGTTCTTCCAAGTATCTGCTGGTGACCTTGTCGACGTCCACAGAGGCCGAGAAACCAAAAACATTTGCACTGGCCTTTACACCAATGTCCAACTTGGTGGCCTGCTCAAGATCGCGCCCCGATTCAATGGTCCGCAGTTTCTCGTTGGCAATCGCCGCTCCGACCGGGCGATAGGTCCACCCGAACGGAATGGCCACCTTGTTTCGTATTTCGAAGGCATAGGTGTCGATATCGGGTTCAACAAAGATCTTGTCCCCACACCCAGACGTTTCTTGCAGATTGATCGGATTGAGCTCTGAGAGCGTGAAGCACTTCAGGACCTCTTGGAAGTTGTCGCTTATCATTGTGAAGTTATCGCCCCAGGTTTGCGGGCGCTCGCGCACCTTATCCGGATCGTAGGACTCCTGTGGTCGATAGCGTGCAGGTTTGCCCGCTTCGATCGGAAAAAGACCCCCTGCGGCGGGGTCGACTTTAAGCTCAAAACAGGGGTCTGCGCCGCATAACTCGGTGCCATAAAGCAATTTCGCCAGCGGCGTGCCCTTTGACCCATCGCGCAAGTCGGTCACGTCATAGGTGTCCTCGGCGTCGGCAGCAGGCGTAACGCTCGCAAACACGGCGCCAACGTCGGAATTCAGAAAGTGCTTCGTCTCGCCGTTTTCGACCACCTGGACCATCTCGAAATAGGGCAGCGACACAAAGGTCCCGTGTGGACGACCATCGGCAAAAGGAACTTCGGCGAATTTTGGTTCTTCTTTGTCATGTCGCGGCGCACGTTCGTCTCTCCATACGCCGGTCAGATCCTGCGCAAGCACCGGGGACGCGATGCACCACAGCATCACCCCAAAGACAAACAGCAGGCTGGCAAAGGCAGGCTTGGTCGTTTGAGGCGCGCGCGTGATTGAATTCGCTGAATCGCAATAAGTCATTGTCTGCCACTTCCGTGCTAATCGTTGCTGCGTTAATGCTCGTGTTCTTCTTCCTTGCCTTTACCCTTATCCCGGTCCCGATCCGGCGACTTTTCATGGCCATGCTCTTTTGAGCGTTCTTCGTGCTCTCGATAGGCGCGCTGGGAAATATTGCCACCGGTTCGCGCGGCGTTCTTTGTTCGAACCATTGCCATGAGGTCGATGTCGTTGCCGAGGATTTCGACACTATCCCTGTCGTCTGTCGGGTCCGCGCTTTGGCCGTCTGGGTCGACTGCGATCCGGTCTCCGTCGTTGACGATCCTTGTGACGAAATCGACAATGCGCTGCCGGTCCACCTCGGGCCGCTCATAGTCGCGATCAAACCCCGTGAAATTGGCCTCTGAAACGGAGCGTCCACGGGCCCTTTGGAACAGCCTTCCCGGCGAGTCCAATCCGAAGACTGAGAGGCGCGGGCGGTAGGAAACGACACTGCCATTTGCCCCCGACGGCGCGTTCGGCAACGCCAACTGATTGACGGCAACCATCGTCCCGGCATCCCCCACCCTGCGACGCTGGTTTGCATCCACGGTGGTTTGCACGCTGGCCTCGCGGTGTTGCCCACCCTGGGTGGTCAAGCGCCAGACGCGCGCACCGTCGGGACCATCCGCGAACTCGATTTTGTGGTTTTCGGCTTCTGAAATCGCGCGAATGTCGGTTTCTGTTTCCTCCAGATCCATTTGGCGCACCAGAACGGAGTCTGCCGGCAACTGGATCTCCAGACTGTTGATGCATTCGAGAAATACTTCGAGAAAACGGTCGTCCGGTTTGTTCTTGTCTTTCGGAAGCGCATCGAATGGAAACCGGAACTCGCGTCCATTCAGTCTGATATCAAACGCGCGGTCTGACCCGACGCTGATACCGTTCTGGGGGTTCCTGAATGCCTGAGAAAGCCCTTCGACCATGTTGATGAAGGCGCTTGGGATCTCAGGCGGCGCCTGCAGCATCCAATGCTCTGGCATCTCCAACGACGAGCAGATCTCTTTCGCCCGGGCTTCGTCAATCAAGGCGCCGGATTGTTGCAAAAACAAATCTTGCGCGACGCCAGCCCTGTCCGTCCAGCGAAACATCCACCCACGCTCGGCACCTCCCCCTTCGCCATCGTGTTCAGGGTTTCGCGCCCAGGATTCAACTGTGACAGCGGGGGCCAATACGGCTTGCCCGGATCTGGATTGGTCTGGCTTGCGCTCGCCGTTCGGGTTGGTCTTGGCCATGATCCAGTCAGCCAACATGCGGTCAGGAATATTCATCGGGCTCTTTCCTTTGCGCGGGTCCGTCTTTCTCGATAGCGAGCGGGCTTGCCGGATGTGAAGGTTAAACCTACGGTAGACTTACAAACACAGGGTAGGCAAGCTTGGGATGACGGAAAAAGGCGATCTGGGCGCAGGGCTCAGCCAACAGGCGCGCGATAGTCTGCAAACGATAGTTGAGGCAGGACAGGAATTGCAGGCCGCGTTAACGACGCACAAGACCGATATTGGAAAGGCGCTGAAGGCCTCAAGTCGCCTGCAGGTTTATTTCATGGTTGCCGGCAAGTCCGGCCAAGGTCTGTCGGGTCATGGCCCGTCCGTCCCTGCTGCAGACGCGGCCCGAAATGCCGACCTGTACCATATCGACGGGCTGGGGCGCGTCACATCCATGACGATGGCATCCGCCTTAGAGCGTCACATGGTTGCGGCGCAGCCCTTTGTCATCGCGGGCGCTGGCACGGGGTTTGAGGCACTTGTTCAGGCGTCGCGGTCGTGGTTGGGGACCTTTGCCACGGATGGCATGGTTGTGCAGTATGTTGGTCTGGACCCGCAGCATTGGGACCCGGACACCGCGCTCGCCTTCCTGGAAAAGAATATCGTCTGTACGGCCGCCGTACTGGTTTGCAACTCTTGCTTGAACAAGGCCGGGCACGAGGCGTCCATCGTCGCGCACGGTTTTGGATGTTGGGTTGTCAATCGAACCTTGCGGCTCTTGCCACGGGACATGACGTGGTACGCAAGCGTTATGCAGATGGACGCGCTCGGATCGGCGGCGGCGATGGATGACCTTTTGGCGGCCAAGAACGAGGGGCTGGCCGCCATCTGCCACGTTCAGTCAAGCGAGGCGCGGGCGAACTTGGCTGACAAATTTAGAATTCCCAAAGATGTCCTGTCGCAACTCCCGGTGGACATAGCAGTCGAGTGACGGTGTGTTGGCGATGGGTGGCTGCAGATTTGGGACAGAAACTGTCCAAACGTTGGGGAGTAGCTCACATCACCGCCATATGAGAATGCCAACCTGATATGAGCCGAAACGGGTACAGACCGTCTGATCGCTTCAGTCCTTAGTAAGCTTCCTTGTCTCTACATAGGCCTTAGACCAGGCACTGTGCATTTTTTCTAAACAAGCGGCCCGCCTAAACCGGACCTTGATCCATCCGCAGCGAAAGGGCACTTCTGAACTGGCCCCCTTTTCGACCGGACACTTGGGCATAACCATGGAGGCTTAGGCATATGCCTGAGCACGTGCTTATGTCTGAGATAGAGATCATCACCGATGGCGGCCGTCGGCGCCGCTGGACTGCCGCCGAGAAGCTGCGGATCGTGGAGGAGACGCTGAACGACCGGGCCAGCATTTCGGTGGTCGCGCGCCGCAATGGCGTGGCGCCCAACCTGCTGTATCGTTGGCGTCGGCTCATGCTCGAAGGGGGAAGTGTCGCCGTGTCCGAGGACGATGAGGTCACAAGCAACAAAGTCGTCCGCCAGATGGAGGACCGTATCCGCGAGCTCGAACGCCAGCTCGGGCGCAAGACGCTGGAGGCGGAGATCCTGCGCGAGGCGCTGGACAAGTCACGGTCAAAAAAACCGACCTTGCTCGCGCGGTCGCCGCTGAAGGACGATTTCCGGTGAAGGTCGTGGCTCAAACCCTGGGGGTGGCCCGCTCGAACCTGATCGACCGGCTGAACGGGAGAACGAAGCCGCGGCGGCGCTATCATAAAGCGCAAGACGCGGCGCTGGTGCCGTTGATCATGACTCTGGTGGCGGCGCGCCCGACCTACGGCTATCGACGGATCACGGCAATCCTGAACCGCCAGTTGCGCTCCGAGGGCCTGGCGCCAGTCAATCACAAGCGGGTCTACCGGATCATGCAGGCCCATAATCTGCTGCTGGCGCGGAAATACTCCGAGCGTCCCGAGCATGTTCACGACGGCAAGGTGACCGTCATGCGCTCGAACCTGCGCTGGTGCTCGGACGGGTTCGAGTTCACCTGCTGGAACGGCGACATCGTGCGCGGTGCATTCATCATCGATGCCCACGATCGCGAGATCATAGCCTGGCGGGCGGTAGTGAACGCCGGGATCAGCGGCTCCGACATCCGTGACATCATGCTCGAGGCCGTGGAACGCCGCTTTGGCGGTCACCGCGCGCCTTCGGTCATCGAGATGCTGACCGACAACGGCTCGCCCTACCTCGCTAAGGACACGCAGATCTTCGCCCGCCAACTCGGTCTGAAGTCCTGCTTCACACCGGTTCAGAGCCCGCAAAGCAACGGCATCTCAGAGGCTTTCGTGAAGACCCTGAAACGCGATTACGTCCAGGTGACGCCGTTGCCAGACGCACAGGCCGTTCTCGGATTGATCGGAGGCTGGATCGAGGACTACAACGAAAACCACCCGCACTCAGGGCTGAAAATGCGCTCGCCTCGCGAGTTCATCGCAGCCCAATCCGCAACCGCCTGAGTGTCCGGTGAAACGGGGGCAAGACCAACTTCGTCCCGCGACCTTCCCCTCGGTCATCGAAAATGCTGCACGGTGTGCCGAATGACTGTTCTGGTGAAGCCGCATCGCGGCGTTAGATGATCAAGCCAAGGGCGGCTCTGGGCCGCGAGCGACGCTGTCGAACGTGGCCCTGAGGGCTTGCGCTGCGATGCCGCATGAGGGTTACGAGCCTGGAGCAGGAATTCAAGGTTGCCTCTTCCGAAGCCTGGGTTGAGAGTTGGCGGCAATGGACGGTGAAAATAACTTCTATGTCTACCTGTTTCGCGACCCAGCAACGGGCGAGCCTGTCTATGTTGGCAAGGGGTGCGGAAACAGGGCAGTATCTCACACTTGGGCCAAAGCTAGAACAAACGACCGACTAAGTAAGCTAATTGCTTCAAGGTCGGCGCAGGGCCTTGTTGTCGAACCTGAGGTCATCGCCAAGTCGAACGAAGAGAACGCACTACTGGTTGAACAGGCTCTGATCCACTTTTTCGGACGTGCCGATCTCGGTAAGGGTCCACTTTTCAACAACACGGATGGCGGCGATGGCGTCTCTAACCCGAGCGATACAGTCCGAGAAAAGCAATCTGACGCGCAGTACAGGCGCTGGGGCGGCAAGAAGATCTACGACTTCATTAACGCGTTCACTGGGGAGGCATTCCAGGGAACGCTAGTCGATCTTTCTCGGCACATCGGAGTGAACCAGAGGGCAGTTCAAAAATTGAAAACCAGCGGCGAAGTCCATTCTGTAGCTGGTTGGACTTTCAAGGGCACTGAGCAAAAGGTCAATCGGTACAACCAAGCGTACGATTTCGCAAACGCAATGACGGGAGAAAGATTCTCAGGAACCATCTCGACATTTTGTGAGACACACGATGTTGGTATCTCGCTCGTTTCGATGCTCATCAACGGAAAGGTTCGACATGCGAGTGGTTGGGTCCTATCCGGCAATGAAGCCAACCTCAGACCTCTGGAGTACGATAGTTTAGGGCATGTACGCGAGAAACAATTCCCTTGGGAAAACGCGAAGGCGACCGAGACCAGTCTCGCTGCATGGGCGAAAGCAAGAGAAATGTATGACTTCTGGCAGAGGGAGTACTCAGCAGATCCAAAGGTCGGTGGCAAAAGAATTATGAAGGCGATGGGGATTGTTCCTGAAGGAAGCGCCTTCTTGTATGAACGTGTCTTTCAGAAAGTGCGGGATGGAGTGGTCGACGTAGTCAACAACCGCTACTACGACGAGTTCCGAAAGGATTACCTATCCAAGAACGGGTCGGACCTACTCTGATTCTGGTTGGGAAGTGTATCAGAATAGGAGTCCGGGGCGCTCCGAGCGCTGCTATCGGACGACATGAAAGTCGCGAACACCCGACCTTCACCGCCGCTGAAGTATTGCATATGGCGCGAACGTCCAGTTCTGTTGCGCTGCATCTCAGTGGGTGGCTGCGCACCGAGTTGTCGGTTCGTGCCGTTCACGTCGATCGGGTAAAAGATTGTCGCTGGTCTTCCCATTCCACCGGGAAAGGCTCCAGCACCCGCGCCAGTGTCACCTCCGGCCTCTGCTTACCGGCCAGGATCGCCTCAACGATGTCAGGCGCGAGCAGTGTGAGCCGCAGGACGCGAGTTATGTAGGACGGCGCGATGCCTTCGCGCTCGGCCAGTTCGGCGATGGTGGCGAAATCGCCGGACTCCAGCAGGCGCTTCCATCGGAAGGCGCGCGCCAGCGCCTTGACCAGCGTGTTGTCGGTCCTGCGCGGCGGGGCAGCGCCGTCTGGCAGCTGCATCTCTTTTCGCCCGCCGCGCTTCACGATGCGGAACGGGACGTGGAGCGTCACGGTGTCCGGTATCGGCGCCGCGCGAGTCATGCTGTTTCTCCAATCCCGCCGGCAAGCATCTCCCGCGCGAGGCCGCCGAGGCCGTCCACGCGCAGCCGGACTTTCAAGCCGTTCACGCCGATGTCCACGCGTTCGACCAGCAGCGCGACGATGCGGGCCTGCTCGGCAGGGAAGAGTTCTCCCCACAGCGGGTCGAGTTGCTGCAGGGCCGTGCGGGCGTCGGCCTCGGTGATGTCGTCGGCATGGGCGCGCGCCGCCTTCCAAGTGCCCGCCACGACCTCGGGCTGGCGGAACACGGCGCGCAGTTGGTTGATTACGGCGGCTTCGATCTCGCCCGCTGGCACGCGGCCGACCGGACATGATCCGGCACCATGCTTCAACACCGTCTGGCTGACATAGTAGCGGTAGAGCCTGTCGCCCTTGCGGGTGTGGCTTGGCGAAAAGGCCGCGCCATCCGGCCCGAACAGCAGCCCTTTCAGCAGTGCTGGCGTCTCGGCGCGGGTGCGAGCGGCGCGCTTGCGGGGGCTCTCCTGCAGGATGGCGTGAACCCGGTCCCATGTCTCGCGGTCGATGATGGCATCGTGCTCGCCGGGGTAGCTTTCGCCCTTGTGGACCGCCTCGCCGATGTAGGCGCGGTTCGAGAGCAGCCGGTACAGGTATTTCTTGTCGATCTGGTTGCCCCTGGGCGTCCGGATACCGTGCCGCGCGACCTCTCGCGCCAGTTCCGTGGCCGAACCGATCTCGAGGAAGCGGGCGAAGATCCAGCGCACATGCGCGGCGCTCTCGTCATCGACCAGCAGCTTCCGGTTCTCGACGCGATAGCCGTAGGGCGGCACCCCGCCCATCCACATGCCCTTCTTCCGGCTGGCAGCGACCTTGTCGCGGATGCGCTCGGCGGTCACCTCGCGCTCGAACTGGGCGAAGCTGAGCAGGATGTTCAGCGTCAGCCGCCCCATCGACGTGGTGGTGTTGAAGGACTGCGTCACGGAAACGAACGTCACGCCATTGCGGTCGAACACCTCGACCAGCTTGGCGAAGTCGGCCAGCGAGCGGCTGAGGCGGTCGATCTTGTAGACCACCACCACGTCGACCAGCCCGTCCTCGATGTCTGCCATCAGCGTCTGAAGGCCGGGCCGGTCCAGCGTGCCGCCCGAGATGCCGCCGTCGTCATACTGATCGCGAACCAGCACCCATCCCTCGGAGCGCTGGCTGGCGATGAAGGCCTCGCAGGCCTCGCTTTGGGCGTGCAGCGAATTGAACTCCTGCTCCAGCCCTTCCTCGGAGGATTTCCGGGTGTAGACGGCGCAGCGGAGTTTTCGAACTACCTTGGATTTGTCAGCCACCTTGGTCATGCCCGGCCTCCCTGCCGCTTGAGCCCAAAGAAAACGAGCCCGTTCCAGCGGGTTCCGGTGATGGCGCGTGCGATCGCCGACAGCGACTTGTAGGGCCGACCCTGCCATTCGAAGCCGTCGGCGGTGACGGTGACGACGTATTCGAGTCCCTGCCATTCCCGCAGCAGCCGCGTGCCGGTGATGGGGCGGTCGCGGTCGAGGCGCATTCCGCGCTTCTTCTTGTCTCCTCCGTCCAGTTCCTCGCCCAGCCGCTCCAGACGCCGGATGGTCTCAGGCTTCAGCCCGCCATAGGCGAGTTCCTGGATGCGGTAAGCCAGGCGGGACTCGAGGTAACGCCGATTGAACGGTGGCGGTTCGCTGTCGAACAGGTCCCGCCACTGTTGCTTCAACTCCGGGGTTGGCGTGGTTTTCAGTGCGGCCAGGCGCGCGGGGATTGTGTCGTGGGTCATGCCGTTCTCCGTTTTGCGGTGGTTGCATGACCGCTCCGGTCGGCCGAGTTGTGTAGCGGAAAGTCTCCATCAGGCGCAGACAGTTGCGCGTTCTCCCGCATCCGGAGGCGGACCAGCCCGAGGGCCAGCAGGCGGCAGAGTTCGGCGCGGCGTTCGGCGGGAGACAGGAGGTTCGGGTTCAAGGCGTTGGGCAGCTTCATGCGTCACTCCCCTGGCGGCGGCTGCGAACCGCGAGGCCGCGCCAGAACCAGCCGGCCCGTGACCGCCCGTTTTCGAACCCGCGGGACCTGAGAGCTTCGCCCAGGGTCTTCTGGGAACCGCGGTCAGTGCCGTTCGCCTCTGCCCATGCACCCCAACTGGCGAACAGTGCCTTTGCCGTTGCCGTGTGGTCCTCGCCGATATCGAGCTCTTCGTCGATCCACTGGCCAACGAGATCCTCGTCGGCGAAGTAGGACCTTGAAGCCTCGAGTATTCTTTGCGGTGCGTCGAGACCTTTCTGCTGCCATTCGTGGTATCCAGCGATCATCCACGACAGGACCCCGCCAAGTTCCGTTTCAAGACGATGCGCGAGTTGCTTGTCGCGGCGATCAGGCGGAATGGTGATGTCGAACGGCACGAGGTGCAGGCGACGGCGCATCGCTTCCCCGACGCCGGTCAACTGCGGCCGATGGTTGCCCGCGACGATCAGCTTGAATGTCGGCACGAACTCGAAGAAGTCCTGGTAGAGAAAGCGGGCCCGGATCGGATCGCCACCGGTGATCGTCTTGATCCTGCTTTCCGCCCAGGCGCGACCCGGTTCGGTTTCCGAGACGGTGACCAGGCGCTTGCCACGCAAGCCAGCAATGTCTGTTGGGTGACTTGTCCCGCGACCGATCATGAAGCTGTCCAGAGGGGCGGTGGCGGCGTAGGAGCCGAGGGTCCTGGACACGGTTTGCAGAAACACGGATTTGCCGTTGGCCCCGGCGCCGTGAAAGAAGAAGAAGACCTGCTCGCCGGTGTCGCCGGTCAGGCAGTAGCCGCAGATCCGCGCCAGGTAGGCCGCAAGCGCGGCATCGCCCCCAGTGATCTCGTCGATGAAGCGCATCCAGGTGGGACACTGTCCCCCGGGGGACGCGCCGGTCGCCTGCGTAAGCAGTAGCGAGGGATCATGTGGCAAGATCTCGCCGGTCTGGAGGTCGATCACGCCTGACGGGGTATTCAGCAGCGCATCATGGGCGTCCCAATCCGAAGGACGCGAGGCAATTCTGCGGTCGCTGGAGGCAATGCGCTCGACCGCGCGGAAAGTCCTGTTGGTCGCGAGTTTCTGCGCGTCGCGCGGCTTCAGACCGACGGTCTCCTTGCGGACCACGCCTCGGATCTGGTGGACCACGCTCTGGGTTTCGTCGGTGGACCATGTCCGACCGTCCCAGTGCAACCATTTGCCCCAGGGAGCGACGTAGCGCCATTGCGGACCGAATTCTTCAACAAAACTGCCGGCGAGCGCGTCTTCACTACCGGCAGGCGGCTCCGCCCTCGCCGCCTCTGCGCCACCTTTGTTCTCGTCACCTGTCTCTTCATCGCTCGCCTGCCGCTGGTCCCAATCCGCGCGGTGGTTCCGCTGATCAAGTCCGAGCAGGGCATCGAATTCCCTTTTGAGCCTCTCCGATGGCCACGGGGGAACGATGCAGGCCTGATTGTAATCGACCACGGCGGCCCAGGCTTCTTCGACGGAACACTGGCCGAGGCGCGCGAGGCGCACCCAATGACCGATGACCTTCGAAAGCGCCTCGTACCTCGAGAGATCGTCCTCGTATCCTGCGCGCACCCGGGATTTCTGCAACTCTTCGACCGTCGGCCCAGTACCCCAAGGCTTGCCGGTATCGATATGCGGCGGCAACCCGGGCATGCGCGGCATGCGCCGGGCGTCCTCGAGCATTTCATCCAAATCGTATTCCCAGCCGGTCGAGGTCTCGATCGCCACCCAGGTGCGGACACCGTTCTTGCCGTGGATGGACCCAGGAACACGGATCGGCTGGGTCAGTTTCTGGAACGACGCGTCGGCATCGACCGCCGCAATCATCAGTTGACGGATCTCGACAACCTTTTCCAGTTCCGCGCCGGAGCAAGCTTCGGTCAACCTCCAGTAGAGATGCAGCTTGGCCTGGCCTTCGGGCGTGCGGCCGCCCGACGTGACAACCTCGGTGGCCAGACCGAGGTGATGTTCGAGGTGCTTGCGCTTGGCTTCGACATTACCCTTGTCGAGATCGACCGGGATCGCACAGGTCTCGAAGATATCCCCGGCCTTCGCGCTGCCGGGTGCCCTGACGGTGCAGGGCACGACATAGAGACCGCGCTGGTCCCTGGCCGCCGGTCCGACAAGATCACGGAGGCTGTCATACAAACCGCTGTCAACTGGCAGGTAACGGGATTGGGGCTTTGCATCACCCGTGCCTGTTTCGCGCAGCATTCGGACGGCAACAAAGCCCTCGCAATATCCAAAGAGCATGGTCAGGTGTATCTGGAGATCCCGGAGGTGCTGGTGGTCCGGCTCGGGCCCGGTGAAGGGCGCGGTCATGACTTCACCCCCGGTACGCGCGCGGCGGCCTCGTAGGCCTCGACGTCCTCGATCTTGTAGAGGATCGAGCCGCCGATCCGGTGGTAGGCCGGCCCGCTGCCGTTGCTGCGCATGCGCTGGATCGTGCGGCGCGTCTTCTTCCAGCGCTTGGCCAGTTCCGGTTCAATCAGGAACTTGGCCGAGGCGGTATCTTCCAGATCGTTTTTCATGCCCGAGACCTCGTAGTCTTCGGCGCCCGGCGCGCCATCCGAGGTCTATTCTGGCTCTGGGGGCGAGGCCCCTCAATTACGGGAGGAGCGCACCATGTGACAGACTGACGTGAAAATATTCAATAAAATCAGCGCCGCTCCTCCTGTCATGTGACAGGCCGCGTGACACCGTGTGACAATACCCGTTGGCTACCCCACGTTTTCGGGGGTGACGACATGGATCTTCGGGTTCAGAAAGTAGCCTTTATCGGAGCGGTTTCCGATCAGCAGGTCCTTTGGTGGTGGCATATCATAAATGGCTGTCCATGAAGCCCTGAAATCGGATTTGATGCGATGAATGTCCTGGCGAATGTTGTATTCCGTCGCATTCAATTTGTCGGCCAGTGCCCGGCCTGTCAAACCACGAAACTCCCGGATCGGGCGACCCTGCTGCCGGTCTTCGATCAGGACATCCAGCAGGCAGGACAGGATTCGTGCGCGCGGACCGGAATACCCCTGGATGCCAAGCACGTCGAAACTTGACGGCCCGCGGCGGACGACCTCGACGATATTGTCCGAGGCTATAGATCGTTCCATCCTCGGCGGGGGCGCTTCGGGACCTGGTGCGATAGCCGGTGTGACGGAAACCTCGGTGCGGGCATGGCTGGCAAACATGGCGGCGATCGATCTGTCGGGAAATTCATCCATGTCAGACGATGGCAGTGTGTTGAGGACACCGACGACAGCGCGACCATGACGCTGATGCATGTCGAAGGAACGGGAAAAGGCCGCCTTGCGATCCTGAACCGGCGAAGTCACCCGGAGTAACTCATCCATGAACGTCTCATTGAACTTCTCCGGCGGCATCTCCGCGAGGTCGATCGCGTGCCGTACCCATTCGACTGCCAGGGCACGCTCCTGCTCGTTGTCACGCACTCCGAAAAGGACGTCTGTCGCGTAATCTTCCGCCCGGTCCGACGCGGCCAGGCCATTGGCAAGGATCGCAAACCGCCGATCGAGGCACTGGGAACAGGACCCGCAATGCCGCTCGGCAGCCGTGCGCTTGAAGGTATGATTGCAACTGACTGTCCGACCGATCATGTTCGTCATCTTCAGTTCGGCGATGGACTGGACCACTTCGGTTTTGGTCAGCCATTCGAATGGATTGTTCACCTCAAACGGGCGTCCACTCACTTGGGACAGGAAATCGCTCAGGAGCATGAGGGTCCTCGGGTGCGTTGTCCGTGTCGCCAGGGTCCCGACGATGGGCGGGGCCAGGGGCAGGTTCTGGCTTACGATTCCATTCTCGTAGAATTGCAAGTGGTCGACGCCCAGCATGCGGGCCACTACGCAGCCGAGCGCGGCAAACAGCAGCGACCGGCTTCGCTGGGTGCTTTCCTTCGCAGGAGACCTTCTTCTGTGAACGTGTACGGGAATCCAGAGCAGTCGATCGCGGAACCGCGTTTTCAACTGCTCGATTAGTTCGGCCTGTCGCCGGATCGTCTTCTGCGCCGAGAAATGCGTGACCAGTGCGACGCGTTTTTGCGACCCGCAGAGCACCTTGAGTGTCCCGGCCAGAGAGTCGAGACCTCCCGAAAACATGATGACATCATCGATGCGGGTCTTGTCCGATGAAGTGTTTTCAAACCTGAAATAGCTTTGAAGCGTCGGGCTGAATTCCGCGGCGACAAAAGCGCAGTCGACGCAATCGTCGGTCATGAACTCTATGGTCTCGCGCAGTGCCTGGCGCACCACCGGACGATCCCAGAAGGCGATGTCCCGCACGGCGAACCGAAAGTGCAGGTCCCTGCGCCACGCACGACCTTCTCGCGGCTGGTCGAGGGCGCCTCGCGGAAAGGTCGTGTCGGCGCAGAAAACCGTCGCCGCGATCTCCAGCAAGTCGAGAAGCCGGGGACCGATCTCGGAGGTCATCCGGTACTCTATCCGACCGGTTTCAAGGCGGAAGTTCGCGTCTGGTCCTGCAAATCGGATCGGCAGGACCTTTTCGCCTCCGGATGCCAGGGCGCATCTGACCGATGTGTCAGGCATCGTCCCCGACTCTGCGCTGCAACTCTTCGTTGATCTTCTTGAAGGCTATCGCCGCGTATGCCTTTGACCTTTCGCGCAAATCGCCCCGGTTTGAAAAAGCGTTCTTTGCGTACCAGCCCGCCGAAAACTCCTTGATGATCCGCGTGGCCTCGGCGCTGAATTGCGAAAGCGCGGCATCGAAGACGTTCCGGTCATGCGCATCTTGAAACCGACGCCCGTCGCCGATCTGCGCGCCCATGGTCCGGTCCAGCCAATAGGCCAGCGTCTCGGCGGTCATGCGCGTGAAGAATGCACGCGCCAGTTCGGAAAACCCGGCAGGGCTGGAGAACTTCCGGACCGCTTTCGGAAGGTCGGCCGGTTCCGGAAACAACCCTGGCAGCTCTTGACTGAAGCTCGTGTAGAGGGCGCCTAACAAGGCTCTTCGGGCGAGGCTACCGACATCGCTGACTTCGCCGCCCTGACGACCTGCAGCATCAAGGCGCTGACCGACCGCTTCGAGCAATCCGATCAAGTCCGGAGCGGTCTCGACCGCCACCCCGTTGCGACGCAGGCTGGAAGCGAAATCGTCGCCTTGTCCCGCTTGTGAAACGATGACCAGAAGGGCCACCGCCTCGGCATAGACCGGGTCGTCAATGGCGTTCGAAAAGGTCTTTTGGGCAGCTCGAGCGGATGCAGCGACGACCTCTTCGGACGGCGCGCCTGAGGTCACGAGGGACGCCACGTCCTTCCACGCACGCGTGGCGGGCAGCCGCGGTAGCCGATTGTGTCCCAAGGCCTCCCCCCCTTGCCCGGATTTCGCGAGTCAAGCCGCTCAACCCGGAGCTGTCAATCTTTCGAAGCGCTCCGAAATAAGTTGTGTGAATTCATGCCTGTGACGGATGTGACGGATCAAAACCAACTTTGCCCATACGCGCGCGCGTGAAAGAAGTTTGGTTTTCTTCCGTCACATCCGTCACGCATGAATGCAACCGACCCGGCTGTGCGCTACCCCGCTGGTTTCTCGCGCTGGCGATCTCGGCGCTTGGCGGTCGCGGATTTCATTTCTTGTCGCGATTTTTCGGAAACTATCGAAATAACAATGCCCTAACCCCTGTGCTACACTCGCCGCTAGGCAGGCGCCGAAAGCGCGATCAATCAGGCGGTGGGGGTCATGGCAAAGCGGACGGCAGAGGAATTCGACGGGATGGCGGCAGCTGGTGCACGGGCGATCGAGCAGCGGCCGGTGGCCGACCTGGTGCCTTACGCCCGCAATGCGCGCACCCACAGTGACGTCCAATTGGCGCAGATCGCCGGGTCGATCCGGGAGTTCGGCTTCAACAACCCGGTGCTGGTGGATGGGGCGAATGGCATCATCGCCGGGCACGGCCGGGTGCTGGCGGCGCGCAAGCTGGGGCTGGAGCGGGTGCCGGTCATCGAACTGGCGCATCTCAGCGAGGCCTCGAAACGCGCCTACATCCTCGCCGATAACCGGCTGGCCGAGAATGCGGGCTGGGACCGGGAGTTGCTGTCGCTGGAACTGGGCGATCTGTCGGAGCTTGGCATCGACCTCGGCGACCTCGGCTTTGACGGCCCTGAACTGGATGCGCTGTTCGAACACGGCGCGGGTGATCCCCGCGAGGAGGCGACGCCGGAACCGCCGACGCACCCGGTCTCACGTCCCGGCGATCTCTGGCACCTCGGTCCGCACCGGCTGCTCTGCGGCGATGCGACGGACGCGACTTCCGTGACCCGCCTGCTGAACGGCGTGTGCCCGCACCTGATGGTGACCGATCCGCCCTACGGCGTCGCCTACGACCCGGCCTGGCGCAACGCGGCCGGCGCCACCAGAACGAAGCGCACCGGCAAGGTGCTGAATGACGATAGGGCCGACTGGCGCGAGGCCTGGGCACTGTTCCCGGGGGACGTGGCCTATGTCTGGCACGGCGCGCTGCACGCCAGCACGGTGGCGGAAAGCCTTGTCGCAACCGGCTTCGAAATCCGCAGCCAGATCATCTGGGCCAAGGAACGCCTTGTCCTGAGCCGCGGGCATTTCCACTGGCAGCACGAGCCGGCCTGGTACGCCGTCCGCGGCAAGGCGCATTGGTCGGGCGACCGCAAACAATCGACCCTCTGGACGATCCCCAACCGCGACCAGGACGCGGCAACGGTGCATGGCACGCAGAAGCCGGTGGAGTGCATGCGACGGCCGATCCTCAACAACTCCAGCCCCGGCCAGGCGATCTACGAGCCGTTCGCCGGGTCGGGCACCACGCTGATCGCCGCCGAGAGCACCAAGCGGGTTTGCCTCGGGATGGAACTCGATCCGGCCTACGTCGATGTCTGCGTGATGCGCTGGCAGGCCTATTCGGGCCAGAAGGCGGTGCTGGAAGGCGGCGGCCGGACCTTCGTCGACATCGCGGCGGACCGGCTGGAGACGGCGACATGAGCCAGTCACGCGGCCTGTCTGCCCTCGAGGCCATGGCAAATGTGCTGGTCGGCTGGTGCACGGCCTTCGTCACGCAGTTGGTGGTTTTTACAGCCGTGGGTCTGCAGGCAGGGCTCGGGCAGCATGTCACCCTGAGCCTGGTCTTCACCGCCGTCTCCTTTGCCCGCAGCTACCTGCTGCGGCGGCTCTTCGTGCGGCAAAGCTGATGGCCAGGAAACACAAGCCGAAGCCGCACACGCTGGCGAAGACACGCCTCTCGGCGCTGCCGCGCTGCCCTGACCATCTCTCGGACGTGGCGCGCAAGGAGTGGCGGCGGCTGGCCACGCCGATGGTCGAGGCGGGTCTGCTGACGCTGGCGGACCGGGCAGCCCTTGCCGCCTATTGCCAGGCCTATGGGCGCTGGGTCGAAGCCGAGGAACGGCTGAAGGAGACGCCGGCCCTGCTCAAGGCCCCCAGCGGCTATGTCCAGCAATCGCCCTGGCTGACCGTGGCCAACAAGCAGCTGGAGATCATGGGCCGGTTCATGTCCGAGCTTGGCCTGACCCCGGTGGCGCGGACCAGGATCCAGCCGACTCCCGAGAGCCAGAAGGCCGAGCCGATCACCTTCGTCTGGCGCACGATCGTCAACCCGGGCGACGATCCGGCCGAAGCGCCGATCGAGCACGTCAGGCGCCTGACCCTGCCCGGGAAAGACGACTGAGCGAGGCCTCTGCCGACTACACTAACCCCCTGATCCGATGTACAAACCTGCCAAACGAAGGTTGCGCAGGTTTGTACATGGGTCTCAGCAGGATCATCGCCTACGAGCGCGTCTCGACCGCGCGGCAGGGACGCTCCGGCCTCGGCCTTGAGGCGCAGCGGACCGCCATCGACGCCTTGGCGACCTCCCGCGCGGCGCAGGTCCTGGCCCGCTTCACCGAGGTGGAGTCCGGCGGCCGCAACGACCGCCCGGAACTGGAGAAAGCCCTCAACCTCGCCCGCTTGACCGGCGCCACGCTGGTCATTGCGAAACTGGACCGCCTCAGCCGCAACGCCGCCTTCCTGCTGACCCTGCAGGGCAGCGGTGTCTCCTTCCTCGCCTGCGACATGCCCGAGGCCAACGACCTGACCGTTGGCATCATGGCCCTCGTCGCCCAGGCCGAGCGCGAGGCGATCTCGAAACGCACCAAAGAGGCGCTGGCGGCCGCCAGGGCGCGTGGCGTCAAGCTCGGCAACCCGAACGGGTCAGCCGCCCTCAGGCGGGCTGGCAAGGGCGGCACGGCGCTGCAGCAGACTGTCTGCCGCAACGCCGATCATTTCGCAGAGGACCTGCGTCCAGTCATCGAGGCGATCCGTGCCGAGGGCCACACCACCCTGCGCGCCATGGCCGATGCGCTGAACGCCCGCGGCATCCGGACCCGCCGCGGTGGAAGATGGCATGTCTCGACCGTCAGCAACCTGCTGGGACGGATCGAGCGGCTCGAACAGGCGACCTGACCCGGGAACCAAGGGTCGTCTCGCCGACGGACAGGCCGTACGCAGCGCCTTCCGGGTGTCGCCAATCCTCAGAGCACGAAATCCGTCGCCGTCAGACCGATGACATTGGCCACCCGGATCTCGGCGTCGATGGTGCCGTTTCCGTCCGCGTCAAACTGCACGATTGTCGATCCGGTCGCCGTCTCGAACAGCCGCAACTCGGGGTTGCCCGAGGGCGCGAAACCCGCCGTGCCGCGGAATTCGAACACACCCGGCGACAGGCCTGCCACCACGATGATGTCCACACCCTTCTGGAAGTCGAGGATCTGGTCGCGGCTCGCGCCCGCCACCGTCTCTGTCAGGGCCCGGAA